TTCCTGGACCGGCGGATTATACATTCTGGCGTTTCTACTCGCCAGCGCAAAGGGGTCATGATCGACCGGAATCAACCGCCGGCCTGCCATGCCCGCGGCATCCGCGAGGCTGCCAACATCGAGCCCCGCGAGGTTCGTCGCGCGGGCAATGCCCTCATCGCTCAGCGGGTCAACCGCGCCCGTCATCACATCGTGCGGAAGCGTCACCGCGCCGAGAGCCGCCCGTCCCAGTTGCGCCGGCCATGTGTCGGCCAGCCCGAACGACGGCGGGCTCGGCACGGCATCGAGCGCGCTGCGCTCGTTGACCGCCGCCGCAGCGCCCTCCGCCATGAAAGGGTTGTACTCCACCGGGACGAGCGGCATCACTGAACCATCAAATACTTGCCGGGGCGGGATTGGTCGGGCACGTACCAGTTGCCGTCCGGCGCCTGGCGCGGAGGGTCGACCGCACCGCCATCAGCAAAGCCGCTCAACGGCGCTCCCGGCTGCGGCGGCATGTTGCCAAGCACATCCTCGGCGTGCGGCTCGCTGCCGTGGATCACCATCTCCTTGGCGAGGTTCAGCGCTGCAATGCGCTCCTGCGAGGCGATCTGCGCCATCTTGGCCTGATTGTCCTGCACAGACGATGCCGCCTTGATCTGGGCATCCTGCGCGGCCTGTTGCGCCTTCTGATCGATCGCCTTCGATTTCAGCGCGGCATCGGCGACCTTCGCCATCACCTCAGGGGGCGGCCCACTCGGCGCGGCCGGGGGCGCGAACAGGCTTTCGGGGTCGTCCACCCCAATCATATGCAGCACGCGCTCATCTACGGCGCGGCCGTCATAGATCTGCGGACTTACGCTCTGAAGCTGCTTGATCGCCATCGCTTTCATCAGGCGATGCATGTGCGACGGCGTGTTCGGGTCGGCCATCGGCACGAGGTCGGCATCGTCGAGCGCAGCGAGAAACCGCGCCTCGTCCCAGTCGCCTTTCCCCGCCGCGACGACCGAATTGACGAACGCCTCGGGGTTCTGCCGGAAGCACTCCTTGAGGAGCTGGAATTCCTCGGCCTGCGCGGCATGGATGCGCTTGTGGACGGCATCCATGATCTTGGTCGCCTGCTCGATCAACGCCAGCGTGGTGCCGACCGGCGCATCCTGCCGGCCCTCCCCGACCGACACCTCGGCGATGTTGCCGACCCGTTGGGCCGTCTCGGCGATGTTCTCCGTCAGCGCCATCAACCCGGTGCCAACATCCTTGTACGGCAGCGGCATGATCGAATCGCCGATCGGCTGATCCATCGGCACGTCAACAGGCGCCAGCGCGCCAGGCGGCACGCGGATGTCCGAGGTGTTCTGCCGCGTCGCACCCTTCTTGATGAGACCGCCAGGAAAGTTGGCGTACATGCCGGCATCCAGCATCTCGCGCCACGCCGCCGTCAGGGCAGCGGTCGCGTTGCCGAGCATGTGGACGAGCCCGATGTCGTAGAATCCGATCCCTGGAATGAACGGATACTTGACGAATGCCGGCTTCGCCAAGAACATCGGATCATCCTCGCGCCAGTTGCGGCGAATTTCGAGGATCTTGCGGCTGTCTCTCTCGATGACGACGCGATACGGCAGCGGGAGCCCGGTCGGCTTGCCTTTCTCCTCGTGCTCGAAGCCCGCGATGTCGAGTTCGCAATAGCACTCGTAGATCGTGTAGTCCTGATCCTGCGGGCGCCCCTGCGAGGCCGGCTCAACGCCTTGCACGTTGGCCTTCTCGCGCTCGACCGCATTGTCCAGCGGCTGCGGATCGCTCACGAGCGGCACGTCGCGATAGGCGCCGACGAGCTGCATGCGCTTGAGCACACTCTTGCGCATCTTGATCTGGTGCGTCACCCGGCCGGCATTCGCCATGTCGGTGGCCGCGTTGCTCACGATGATGTCTGCGGCATCGACGCTTTCCGAGACGGGCCGGCGACGGAGGGGGCAGTTGTAGATCTTCTTGAAGCCGCAGCCGCCGAACCCAACCATGAACAGCATCCGGTCGGTGTCGGGATAATACTCCTTGGCCACGGCGGTCAGATAGTAGTTGAGTCCGTTTTCGAGGTCGGCTGCGCGCTGGTCTTCCTCGCCGCTCTGGTCGAGGTCGTCCGTCACCTTGACGGGACCGCTCGATGGCAACAGTTCGCCGCGCGCATTGGCCTGGAACCGCGTCGCGGCCTCCAAAAGCACCGGATGACGAACCGTGGACATGCCTTCGACCGGCGCCGAGGAATTGCCGGCATCGGATCGTGGCTGCTCCAGCTTGAGGCCGAGCAACCGGATGCCCTGCGCTCGCGTCTCCAGCCATTCCGCGCGGGACTGGTTGTCCTGTTCGATGCCCTCCAGCAGATCCTCGGCGATCCGGCTGAGCGCCGCGTCGTCGATATCCTCGGCAAGGTTGGCGTCGAAATCGGTCGAGGCAGTCCCGCGGTCGGGCTGCGGGTTGAATTCGATGATAACCGACCCGTCCGCGGCCTCAACCTGCAATGCCCCATCAGGACTGATCGTGACGCCATCGCCCGCATCGTCGATCGGGACGACCACATCTTCCGGCTCAGGGCGTGCGATGGCGGCCGCCCCGAGCCCTTGATCGAGGCGGATCGCGTAGGGCGACGATGCCATGGGGCTAGGCCGGAGCGACCGAGCGGACGCGGTAGCGCTGCGGGAGCAATGCCATCAGCTCATCCCGCGTGTTGGCAATGGCGACGCGCTGATTGCCCACCACGGCAACCCATTTGCCGCCGCTGGTCTGACGGATGGTCGGCACCGGCGCGGCCATCAGACGGCCCCGTAGAGCGGCATCGGTGGGCGCCCCTTATGCGTCATCGCGTCTGTGATTTCGGCCGAGACTTCCTCGGCACGCTGGATGATCCCGTTCATCCGCAGATGGCGGAGCGCCTGCGTCGCCGAATCCACGAGGTCGTCGTGCGACGCCCGCGGGAACGTCGCCATCTCGTCGATCACCATGTCGGCCCACTCGCGATCTGGCGCATAGATCATCCCATCGCTGAACAGCGGCTGGACCGAATAGGCCCGCGCCGTCTTGTCGAGGCGCTTCGGGTCGACGCCTTCGACCGACCACGGCTCCGAGCCGAACAGCCGGCGCAGCTCCTGCATCACTGAGATGCCCGATGCCTTGGCCTCGACGAGCAAACGATCGACCTTGAAGCGATTGCAGGACTTCGCGACTTTCAGCACGAGATCATGCACCGCAAGACGATCACGCCACGCTGCCATCAGAATGACCTTCGGATTGCGATTCTTGTCTGCAAAGGCGCCCCACACCGTGAGCCCGCTGTAGTCGTTTTCTTGCTTTTCGGTGTATGCCGGATCGAGGCTCGCAATGATATAGTTACAGGCCGGAAACGTCTTCTCGGCCCACTCCTGCCACCACTCGCGCTTGAAGATGCCGCCACCTTTCGGTTCCGGGCGTTGCTGCATCTGGCCCGCGAACTGGTAGGGGCCAAGAACGCGTTCCAACGAGCGCACCTCGGCATCGCCGAACCGCTCCGGACACAGTAACTCGCCCTCGACTTCGCGCGGGTCTGCCCACCCGATCCCCGTCGAGCAGCACCGATCCGCCTCGTAGCGCATCGGCAGCATGAGGTGCGTCCAATCCTCGTGGTTGGCAGTGAGGATGTGGCCGGTCAGATCCTCCTCGTGCAGGCGCTGCATGATGATGACGTAGGCGCCAGTCTTCGGATCGTTGAGGCGCGTCGAGAGCGCGTTGTCCCACCAATCGACCGTCGACTGCCGCACCGCGTCCGACTCAGCCTCGATGGCGTTGTTCGGATCGTCCACGACGATGACGGCGGCGCCTTCGCCCGTCAGTGACCCTCCGACCGAGGTCGAGAGCCGGTAGCCGCCGCGGTCGTTATCGAACCTCACCTTGGCGTTCTGGTCGCCGGTGAGGCTGAACCGTCTGCCCCAGCGCTCGCGATACCACGGCGACATGATGAGGCGTCGCATCTTCACGCTGTCGCGCATCGACAGCGACTGCGCGTAGGAGGCGAACAGGAACTGCACCTTCGCGCCGCCGAGCGGCAGATCGTCCTCCGCCGGCTGCGCCCATACCCATGCCGGCCACGCCACGCTCACGAGGCTGGACTTGCTCGTTCGCGGCGGCACGTTGATGATGAGGCGCCGGATATCGCCGTCCGTCACCGCCTGTAGATGCTCGGCGATGGCGTCGAGATGCCAGCCGTGGACATACGGGCTCGGGTCGATATAGCGCCAGGCGCCGCGCAGGAATTCCGACAGGCTTTCCTCGCACCGGCGCCGATCCTGCCGTAGCCGCAGCTCGCGGGTTGCCTGCGCCAGCCGGATCAGACGAGCCCGGTCCACCGGAGCATTCACGAGGGTGCCTTCTGTCGCTCCCGCCGCTTCCGCATATAGGCGGCACGATCCCGCTTTGGCGCCGACCGGGCCACGCCAGCCGCTGCAAGCTGCGCTCGGAGGCTCGCGACTTCGGCCTCTAACTGAGCGATCCGCGCCACATCGTT